GTTTGACTGATGGGAAGATTCAATAAGCCTTATAGGTCCACTTACCTTGGGTTCTGGTGTCAGAACAGTGAGTGGTTCCAGCAGTGTGATGTATGCACAACTAAAGTATCCTTTGATTGGCTGGTGTATGACACAGTTACTAAGTGTAATACTTGTCGTAAATGCATCAGTGAATTATGGGATGAGAGCGATAGTGCAAACGGTCACGAAGATAATCTTCATTACATAAACGAGAGGTGATATATGATTCCGTTAACTAAGAACCAGCAACAAGCGTTGCTACGTAAGTGGAGGCTGGACAATCAGGGTGTGACGTACCGTGAGTTCCGTCGTGGTGTTGAACCGTTGATGTGTGACCCAGCCGTGGTGATTAGGTGGTGTGGTATGTGGTTATGCATTGAACCTGATGGTCGTGTTAATACATAGGAGGTTGTATGTCTATGGTCTTTGAGTGTGCTGTCTGTGATGAGTGGTTCCGCAGTGAGAAGGATGTGTACCAAGAGGACAACGGTGATTGTATCTGTGTGTCGTGTTGGGAAGATAACGTGGAAGAGCTAGAGGAGAAGTACTATGGGAGAAGTAGTAGATCTATTCAACAATAAGCAGGTGTCTGCTAGGTGCATGTCTTGTGGCGAGGTGCATTCGTGCATAGTTGACGGGGATGCGTGGAATAGTTACACTGGTAACAGGTCGAGCGTTGTGCAAGAGGTCTTTCCTAATGAGGATACGGCAACAAGGGAGATACTTATAGCTGGGCGTTTGAACTTTGGTATTACAGGCAGATGTAGTCTGTATATGTGTGAGAAGTGTTGTAATGAATGGGAAGAGGAGTAGTAGTTATGCATTTTACAGAGATAAGAGTGGCGCAGTACTTCATTGACTCAGTGTTGCGTGACCCAGACAAGAGCATCACTGTATGCGGTGAGGGTGAGCACGCTGACGTTGAGAAGTCCAGTGAGTACTTCACAATTCTCGACCACATGGGTGATTGTGACTTCGATAACGTGGGTGTGTGGAGTGACGAGCGTGAAGATTACGTGGCGTGGTTTCAGTTTGTGTATGGCAACGTCACCAGTACCAGTGAAGCAATAGAAGTAATCAGTGACTATACTGCGAATGAGTATGGCGACAATATTATTAAACGAGTGGAGTGGTGTATAGAATGACCAACCCAGTTCTGAGATTGAAAGTTAAAGCAACCAGATCTTATCGAGAGTTCAGGTCTGTCGCACCTTATACTCAATATGATGACCTTATCGGTACGATAGATATCATTGCGGTGGAAGACTGCGAACGAATCCTTGCAGAGATGAAGGGTATTTTTGAACAACAATGTAACTTAACAACTGAGGAGTTAAAGAACTATGAGTACAGATCTCTTAACAAGTAGGGAAGATCTCGAAGAGTTACGCGATCAGCTAAGTAAGATGCGTAGCTTTATCGAGTACGATATTTACAATCATCCGAAGAGTGAGTTGTTTGAGGAGCTGGATCTACTACTCAAGGACACAGTGTTACAGCTTGACAAGATGGACGAAGAGTTAGTGCACGTCTATGCATTCGATGTGACCATTACTATTACACGTCGGCAGTATGTTAAGAGCAGTGATGAGGATCTAGCAGAGCAAGCCGCAATCGATAATGCTCTGAGTGATTTGGATCATACTCTCGATTGGGATGAGAATGACGTGGAGTGTGTGCGTCGTGAAGATGAAGAGACAACTAAATTCTATGATGTGGAGGTGTAATGTATGGCTATGGATACTTGGTTTATTGTGCAGAGGTTTAACCGCAAGACGTGGGAGTGGGAGGAGAGAGACGATGATGGGTCGTCTTGGAATTCTACTCTTAGTAATGCAAAGTACTTCTGTGATGGGTACATAGCAGACGGTGAAGAATGCCGTGTCGTTAAAGAGGAGGTGGTCTATGCACCCGATGCCTAGCATAAGTAAGATGTCAGGTAAGCTGGATGGTATACAAGCAATCAATACCAACACAGTTACCAATCCGTTCTGTATGCAGGAGTCTAGCAAGACTGATGCAAGCAAGATTTGTACCAAGTGTTACAGTGTTAGTATGCTTTCTAGTTATAGGAAGAACTGCCAGCCAGCCTTCCAGAGGAATAGTGACATCCTTGCGAGTGATGCTGAGTTCGTATTGCCTCGTACCTCCGGTGCATTCGTGCGGTTTCATGGACACGGTGAGCTGATAAATGAACAGCACTTCCGTAATCTATGTGCGATAGCGGAGGATAACAAGCACTCTACCTTTGCGTTGTGGACTAAGCGTGTGAATCTAGTGCGTCCGAATCTGCATCTAGTACCTAGTAATATGCTTCTTGTTTATAGTAATCCTAAGATAGATAACGTACTGTCATCTCCACCGCGTGGGTTCGACCGTGTATTCAACAACGTGTCGGAGTCGTATGACGGCGAGGCTAACTGTACTGGACAGAAGTGTATGGATTGTTTATTATGTTATAAGCGTGAGACGACAGACGTTATTGTCGAGCATGTAAAGTAATGTGTCTGGGTAATGGGGGACGTTTCTATGGGACGTGAGACTTGGGAAGTGTGGCACGATGAGTACCAAGAGTACTGGGATCAAGACAGTGACCGGTGTAAGTGGGACTATGCAGATGAGTACCAAGAGGATGAGATAGGTAAGTACAAGGAGGAAAGAGATAGTGAAGAAGCGGTGTAATTACCTTGACTATCACATGACCCATCAGGAAATCGCTGATGAGCTAGGTGTTAGCAGGGCTACAGTACGTGCAATAGAATACAGTGCGTTGCAGAAACTCAAACGTTCTGGTAAATTGCGTACTTTCTTGGAGCATATCAACGATGATAGGGAGGATTACTATGGGGAGAGATACACAGCGGTACGTCAGAAATCATAAGCCGCGCTGTAAATCAAGTGTCAAAAGTAACAGGAAGAGTGCCGCCAAAAAGAAGCGTGGTGTGGTATACTCTTCTATATAGACTACATAGTAAGTACTATGCATTAGTACTTAGTATTAATAATACATATTACTTATAGGAGGTGATATGAAAACAGAAGACAGGCAACGTATGGTCGAGGAGTTAACTGACGACCACATGTACAGCGTAAATTATATGGAGGCGATGAATACTCTTTTTAATCTTTTTGCAATGGAGTTTGATTCGATGGATGACGAGACGTTAGAGGCTCGTTACCTTTCTCGTTTCGGTACTAGCGTGGAGGTACACTGATGGCTTTCACTGAGTTGCACCAGAAGTGTAATGATTGTGGTTCTAGTGATGCATTGTCCTACAACGAGGACGGATCTAGTTATTGTTTCGCATGTGCCACGTTTACCCCATCGTCAGACGGCGCAGGAGGATCTGTGAGGGACATTAACGACTATCGAGTACCAACCCCAAGGGTACCTGTAATGGAGCTTAAAGGGACACACAGGAGCTTACAGGATAGGGGTCTTGACGCACGTACAATGGAGAAGTACTCCACTACGTTGTTAGGTGATGACGTTCGCTTCGGTTACTACACCCCCGATGGTGAATTAACTGCGGTTAAAAAACGTACACCTGACAAGCAGTTCAAGATCGAAGGTGACTGGAAGAAGGCTGGTCTGTTCGGTCAACACCTGTTCCCTTCGGGTGGTCAGTACATAACCGTAGTGGAAGGGGAGATGGATGCGCTGTCTGCGTACCAGATGTTCGGTGACAAGTATCCAGTAGTCTCTATTCGTAACGGTGCTCAGGGTGCGGCGGCGGATTGTCGAAGGGCATACGAGTTCCTCGATAAGTTTGACAACATCATATTCTGCTATGACAACGATGAGCATGGTAAGAAAGCGGCGCATGAGTGTGCCGATCTGTTTGGTGGTAAGGCAAAGATCTACCAGCACGGTGAGCATAAGGATGCATCGGACTACCTGATGAACGCCGACAAGGATGACTTCATCAAGCGATGGTGGCATGCAAAGGTGTACACCCCTGATGGTATGGTGATGATAGGGTCACTCCGTGAGGCGATGAAGAAGCCACTGATGGAGGCAGAGGTACGCTACCCATACAAGGGACTGGATGACATGACGTTTGGTGTCAGACCTACTGAGCTAGTGACGATCTGTTCTGGGTCTGGCTTAGGTAAGTCAACCTTCATGCGTGAGTTAGTGTTCTCCATTGCATCACAAACCAACGAGAGGATAGGTCTAGCTTTTCTTGAGGAGACACCAGACCGTACTGCCCGTGGACTAGTGGGTCTACAGATCAACAAACCAATACACCTACCCGGATGTGACTACACCCCTGATGAGGTAGAGTACGTATTCAATTCGTTGGATCTGGATGACCGTGTTGTGCTGTGGGATTCGTTTGGTTCTAATCAGATCGAGAACATACTGGCTAGGTTCCGCTACCAAGTTAAGGTGCTTGGTGTTAGGTATATCATCCTCGATCACATATCCATTCTGGTATCAGATCAAGCCAATGGTGATGAACGTAAAGCCATTGATGAGATCATGACCAAGCTACGTATGTTCTGTCAGGAGATGGAAATATGTATGTTTGTTGTTAGTCACCTACGCAGACCAGAAGGAAAAGGACATGAGGACGGAGCAGTTACTAGTCTGGGTCAACTTCGCGGAAGTGCATCAATTGCCCAGTTGTCTGATATTGTTCTTGGACTAGAGCGTAATGCACAAGCAGAAGATAAGATGGTGCGCAACACAACGAGCATTAGGGTACTGAAGAACAGGTTTAGTGGTATGACTGGACCAGCGTGTTCGTTGCTATATAATAAAGACACAGGCAGACTGACGGAGATGATGGAGTGAGATGTATTGCATGCAACAAGCTACTTAACGAGTATGAGATGACGCGTAAGTTCACTGACTCAAAAG